CTCTCCTATTTAATTCAGGAATATATTTAGCGTACTTCATGTGTACGGTAATATCCGACAATATATCTTTCATTTATTAGTCTTTATAAATTGTTAAACAAATATCTAAGAAACCTAAATAAATTACATGATTGTTTCTTAGCTCTTCTCTGTATGTTCTCATGCCGAACAATAACCCTGGAAACGTTCCAAAGCTTAATTCCCAATTATCTTTCATTTCTTTTTTTTAAAATTAATTCTATTACTTTGTCACACTCCTTTTGGTTCTGAGGTTTATATAAAGTTACATGAGGCAGCTTGTCTTTAACTAGATTTTTAAACAATTTCCAACGTATCGGAAACGTATCATTAGCTCGACCTTTACACTCAATTATAAACTCATCTGTAAGCCCAATAAAATCAGGAGTATACTTAATACCAAGTATTTTTTTACAGCCTCTATTAACAAGATCGCCTTTACCGTTTGCTTGTCGTTCATAACTTTCGTTATCAAACATAAATCCTGGTAGTACCTCGTATGTAATACCTTCATAAGCGGCTTTGATTTTGTTTTTACGCAAAGCTATATACATATACTTCTCAAGACCTGAAGCAAAGGTTATGCCATCGTACACAACCTTTTTTGCTCTTACAGGACCTCGTTTACGTTTAAAACGCTTCTTCATCGTCGTTAAACTTTTGTATTAAAGCTTCTTCAGATAAATCACGCAACTCTTCACGTGCGGTTTGTATATATAATACGGCATCCATTAGCTCTTCTTGTACATCACGTAAATAGTCTTGTAGTGTTTTCATACGTGTACTACGCTCTGTATCTAATGTTTGTCCATACTTTTTGTAACCTACATCAGATCGTTTAACAAACTCATCACACACGTGTCTAACTACTGGATCTCTAAATTTATAACTCTTAGTTTCTACATTATCCATACTGTCATATATTTCTCTACTACTCATATTAATTATCTTTTACAAATGTTCCGTTAACCATTTTACCTGTACGCTTGTTAATAACGTTGTAAGCTTCTTGAATACAGTCTTCTATAGGTATACCAACAAGCTCAGCTAAATTAGTTAATACAACTACAGCATCACCAATACCATCAACTATTTGTTCTGTATCTTTTTTAAGTATAGCTCTACCTATCTCACCAGTCTCTTCCATCAACTTAATGTATTGTGTTTTAACATCACCTTTATCATATAAGCCTCTTTCGTTAGCCCATATTCTTATACAGTCAAATATATTCTCACCACAATCATCACATTGCGTATCACAGGTTTCAACCGTATCTTTATATATGCTAGCGTATGAATCAACCTTGTTGTTATCAAACCATCTAGCAAACGCCTTGTTATAAACATAGCATCTACCAGTGGTATATTGCGATGACTTAACGTTATTCATTATCCACTTAATAGATTCTTTTGTAATCATTACGCGGCCAGCATCTGTTTCCCATCCCATACCTATGTTATCCATAAGTTGGCCTTTTAGTTTATTGACTGGACATGGGAATGTCGTAGTCATTTCAGTTATGTTTATATCCATATTTTTTAATTCTATAAAATTGTTATTAAATATATCTTTGTATAGTTGTCTATCAACTCTGTAGCCATGACGCTCTTGCAAATACAGCTCGCGCTTAGATATATAATCTATATCATCAGACATTTCTAGTATTTCATACTCGCCTGGCTCATAACCTTGTTGCTCTTCAACTCTACTTTTAATATTGTTTGTTACACCGATTTTAACACCGGGTATGTGATAAATAGCATACGTCATAAGTGATACATCATTTCTTTTTGTTCTGGTAATTTATCATTATATAAATGTAAGTTGTGTGCGTAGTGATAATATATACCAACTGGTATATCTAACTTCTGAGCAACATACATTTGTAAATTTGAAAACTGATACTGATCATTGCAGAAACCATACCAGAGATCATTAGATCGCATTAGAACAGACATATCAAGCTTATCATGTAATATCGTAAACTGTACAGCGTAAGTACACGGCGTATCTGTTTTGTAATCTGGATGTTCTTTAGCATCGTATATAGATATTGCTGCTTGTCTAGTTTCAGGATTATTTTTTAACAAATCAATAACATAATCTAGTTGAGATTTGTGGTTGTAGCCACGTTGCCATTGATAACCATAGTTAGAGTTTACATTACCTTGCTCGTCAGCCATACGTTTCCATATAGCTGGCACTTTACCGTACAGCTCGCCAAGCTTTTTAATGTTACGATCGCCAGATAAATACCACTGCCATTCGGCTTCAGCATATTCTACAGACCAGTTACGTTTAACTTTACTATCATTAATAGTATTTAACGCAGGGTTTTCAATATAAAAACCAGCATTAAACAAAGCTTTAGTACCAGCAAAAGATACACCGTCACGTACAATACGCCAGTATAAATCATGGAACGCTTCGTTGGCTGTTTTGAAGTTGTTATGCATAGTATTTTCCGTTTATTTTGTACCATACTTTTACTGTATTAGGATTTTTAATTTCACCTAGTATATATGTCTTACCGTTTCTAGTAAGCATAACACTTTTATTATTTAGTATTTTTATTGTATTTGTCATAATAGTATTTATAATATTCAAGTTGTTTAATTAATACTTCGTTTTTTCTAAAACTAGGACTAAAGTTTGATTTACCATTAATAATTATTTCAACACAGAAGTCGTAACCTCCAGTATCTGCTTTACGAGCAGGTACGACACAGCATGCTATACTGTTATTTATACACCATGAAATAATTTTGTAATCTTCTTTTGTCCAGTCGTAATAACCAGGTTTGAAAGGCCTACGCTTTGCCATTATTCCCAAGGCATTGGCTCAGCTTCGGCTTCAGTACCAACGTGCGGTACAAAGCAGCCAGAGCGTGGCTCCCACGTAAAAAAAGACTCAGCTCCGTTTTCACCGAGGTTTTGAAACTTAACTTTAAGAACTTTAACCTTAGTCGTTTTAGCTTCATAATCTCTATGAACTAGTAAGCCGTGATAACTAGCATCATACCACTCACCACCACCTTTAATATTATACATTGTTGGCTCTTCCATTTTACCGTCTTGGCCTTTGTACATTTTAGTTGGGTGTGCTACAATGAAAGTTAAGACGTCATACTTTTTACAGAACGTTTCTATCTTTTGTAGGTAATCCATCGTATAACGGTTGACATCATCTGAGTTAGCGTTTGTATCTCTAATCTTGTTAAATGGATCAAGAACTAAACATTTAATACCTTTACGTTTAACGAGCTCAGCGCCCTTGCGTAATACTGCTTCTAAATTGTATTTGTCCATATCAATAAAAAAGTAGTTGTCATTAACATGTTCAGTAACTTGTTCCCATTTATTACCACCAATATCTCCTACAGCAGGCATATCTTG